GTCGATCTATGACCCTGTTGATGGGCCCGTAGACCTCGCCAAAACTGTATTCAGTACGGATGCGAAGCTGTGTCTTCATCATTCGTTGAGCAGCAACGTTCCTCCCAATTCAGGGCATTTGGCCATCGCTTTTTTGATGGTTTCGACCTGCGAATTGAGACACACATTCACGCCAGAACGCTCTTGCAGTTCAGCCAAGAAAGTTTCATTCCAAACGCGAATGTTGTTGAGTTTATGATCAGTGACAGAAGGAGTGGCAGGGATCAATGCTTTCAGCTTTGCATATCTAGCTTTGCTATCAAAATTACCAGGGTGTTTGGCATTGTATTTTCCAAGTTTGGCCATAGCAAACTTGACGTGGTCCAGCGATTCAAAATGACCATTTCCGCCACATTGAATACATTCCCCACCATGAGGAAACTCGCCAGCGCCGTGGCAGATAGGGCATTCGATTTTAGTTTCAGTATTCATAAAATTTCTCCAGTCAGAAAGACGCGCGGCTTGCGCCGCGCAATTGAAACATCAGGCAGCAACAGCAGCCTTCACAGTCTTCAAAAAAGCATTGACTTCTTTCTTGCTGCCGAACGAAGGCAATGGCACATCCTTCAATGCCAATGCAACACGACGGCGTTCAGCCTTCAATGCTGCGTCGATTTTCTTCTGGGTTGCTTCTTCAGGGGTCAACTTTGCCACTTTAACTTCTCCTTTTCAAAATGGGCGCTGTTCAGGCCGCGCCCAACACCTTCCACAATTTCTCTTTGATCACAATTTCTGCTAAGGCATTCACATCATCCATCGCACGGTGCGTTTGTGCTAGCTGCTTGCCTAATTTTGCCTCAAAAAGCTCGACTAGTTTCATCCGCCGCCCATATTCATCGTGATAAAGTTGCACAGTACATTCAACGCGTGGCCAGACAAAATCTTCTATCATGTGCCGCGCCAGCTCGAAACGGAGCATGGACGTATCGAACGGCGCATTATGTGCGATCAAGACATCGATGCCACTAAGCGATTCGAGGATGATTGGGTAGGCTTCGATGAATGAAGGTGCCGCCGCCAAATCTTCGTCCGTCAACCCGGTGATCTTGGTTATTACTTCTGGGATTGCGATTGGCGGCTTGATCAATGTTTCGTAAGTCGCTGTGATCTTGCCCTGCTTTGAGTCGATGTGCGCGACTGCCCATTCGATGATGTGTGGTTGCGCATTCAAAGAAGCAGATGTGTGCAGCGGAAGACCTGTAGTTTCACAATCAAGTATTCCAAGTATCATTTCATTTCCTTTCTTTTGGCTCTGCTTTGTTTTTGTGCAAAACTCATTTTTGCCAAAGTTTCTGGGCTGCGGCGACAACCCAAGGCATTATCATTGCCTTTCATAGAAATGCTTAACTTTTCTCGCACCAAATCCCGTTTTGCTGGATTATTCTTTCCTGCCATATCAGGCCTTGGCTTCCCAAGTTTGCTTGTGCTAATTTTTGCGCAAACATCTGGCGGTCGCCTGATGCCTTTTCTTTTTGCATGTGCATTTTGCAGAGCAAGTCTGTGTCCTTCGCCAAGTTTCACTCCTTTGTGTGATGCGCTCATCTTTGCTCGCGTTTCTTCAGTTGGATTACTTAATCCTTCTCCGCCATAGGTTTTGTTGCACAGCTTCGCACCGAACAAACGAAGCGTTTTGATCCATTCAATCTCCAAAGCAAACGCAGCTACATCAGATTCACAAGGCACGAAGTCAACGACAATATTTTCTGCACCATACTTCTTCACGATATTGGCGTGGTGTGGGTTACGTCGCTTCAAACTATAGGCACGGCTGCGTTTCCCCTTGCCGACATAGAAGGCTTCCATGTTCGGTCTTGCGTGAATATAGACTCCTATCATTTCGTCAACTCCTCCAGCATCGCCGCATACACCGCCATATCGTGCGCACTATCCTTGTGGCCACCATCGCGCATGTTTGCTGAGTATCGCGTCAACTTGCTCACGATCATCGAGAGGATACCAAAACGATTCCAATCACCAATAGTCGCAATGGTGATCCCTTCAGGGAACAACGCATCCATCACTTCGCCATACACAAGGTATGAGTCGCCATACAGCTTATTGCGCTGCTCGAACGTCGCTGCTGCACTCCGCAAAATCTGCGGCACGTCTTCTGGTAGATTTTCGTAAATGCAGATTCGATGAACATTCACGATGCCCATTGCTTTGTAAGCATCCAGCACTTCTTGCCTGTCGTCGTAAGCACAAAAGACTTCTTTTGGATTCAGGAATCTGATCAACCGAGGCTTCAGAATATCTGAAGGTTGATGATTGCCATCAGGCCGCATTAATAGCATAGTATCGTCAGGAAACTTGAAATTTAATTTCAGCCAATGCCATGTTTCTTGGCGATACTTTTCGGGCCGTGCGGTTACGAAAATAATTTTGTCGTTGACGTGTTTCTCGATAATGTGGTGATTGTGCGCCTTATCAAGATGCAGCATTCTGTGATAAGCCTCATACCGCAGATCAAGATCACTGATGCTTTCGTCGATCAGATGAAGGCGATGCGAATCGTCAGCAATGCAGTTGTCAATATCTATGAGTGCGTACATTACATCGCCTTTCCATCTTTTGCTACAGGAGCAGCCTCATAGCGCGTCGCCCAAAAAATCTTCTTGGCCTCTTCGCGTACTGCTGTGTTGTCCATGCCAGGCAAATATACAGGACATTCAGCCTTCCCGTATCGAGGAAAGGCGCAAGTGCCGGTTGCTACACAATGAACTTCGAGGAAACCTTCCGTCCACGGATGGACTTCTAAAACAAGGCGGCGCATTTCCCGAAAAACATCACCATACTCGCCCTGGGTACGGGTGCAGAGCCGCAGCTTGGCCATGTCGTGGAGTGTGCGCAGGTTGAACTTGGCCATGATATTGGTCAGCACGTTGTTCGGTAAGAGGCCGCGAGCATCTTGCGCTGGGACGCCTTTGTCAATCAAGTGCCCATATGCGTGTCGCATGTGCAGCTCAGCTTCGCCCCAAAGACCAATAAGACCTTCTTCAACGACCGTGGATGGCATCAGCACATCGAAGTCGCGCGCATCGACAACGCGCATGGCCTGTTGAGCGTATGACCCTGTACGGGTGCGCACTAGCTGATGAGTAAAGACGCGTGTCACATCGCTGATCTCGAACACGTAGTCAATCATTTCCCAAGAGCTTTTTATGGTGTCGCGCATGTACTCAAGATGCTCAGCGCGTTGTTCGTCCGTCCATGTGGATGGATCGCTGTCGAAGCTCAGACGAGTGTTCTTGGTTTTCAACAGCAGGTTGAGCGCGTCTGGTGTATGGTTGATCAATGTCACTTTCATGATTTATGTAGCTCCTTTGGTTTGTAAAACTCGTTGATCTCAAGCGCAAAGCGCGCAATTTGGATGCTGTTCCTTCGTATCTGCTCCTTAATTTGCTCCGTTGGATTCATGAAGCCAATCAGTTCCTCGTTGTCTTTGTACAGACGATAAATCTGCACTTGTGCGTTGGCTGGATCGTTCATTGTCTCGCCTTTCGACCGATGCGAATGCAGATATCACGCGGCTGCTGCATGGCCAAAGATTCCATGTGCGTTAAAGGCTCGCAGCGCGCCAATTTGGCCACAGCTTGACGGCGCAATTTGCGTGTTGGAAAATTACGTGGTTTCATTTTGTTTATCAGCACGATCCTGCGCGGCTTGATCTGAATATTTCAACCCTTCGTAACGTTTCTGAAGTTTGGCGATGTTGTAGATGATTGTTTCTTCGCGAGTGATGCCGAGAGATTGCCGCAGGCCTTCCATGTAGAATTCGATATCGCCCAATTCCTCGATGACGTTGTCGATGTCCAATGCCTTCCCGTAAATGATGAACTTCTTTACACCATCAAACAATTCTCCTGCCTCTCCTTGAACACAAGAAGCCATATGCCACAGATGGCATTTATCAGGGGTGAGGCTTTCGAGAATTTCATTGCCAGGCTTGGCCAGAACATTCACCATCTCTTCATGCTTGATCATTTCAGCTCCTTGAGTGCATCATAATTTGAGCCGCGCATCAAACGCTTAATCACAGCGGCATCCCCAACAACATCATCCAGCAAAAGATTCTTCCACACAGCGAAACGGCCCAGCGAATAGATATTGTACTTAGCAGTGAGCTCAAACAATTGGTGCTTGCGTGCTGCATCGTCAATGGGAGCGATCTTCCCATACTTCTGCTCGACTGAGCCGATTGGTGTGATGAATCCGTTGATGCCAAACGAGTCTAATACATCGTCAAGCCAATTTCCTGAAGGTTCACCAGTGTGCTCGACAATCAGCAAGTCTCCTGTGATCGAAGCCCGGTAGACTGAATGATTCTGAAATGGATAATAGATTGTCTGGTAGGCTTCACAGTCATTGATAATGAAACGTTGCACTGTGATTGCTTTGTAATGGAAGTCTTGCGCGAATTGAATATTCAATTTACGCAAGAGCACAGGCAGCGGAATTGTGCTGATGCATTGATCGCCATTGAAGTGGTGATCAACTCCCCAGTGGATACGCTTGCTGCAATTTTCGATCATCATGCCATACAAATCTTGTGGCGCAATGAACCGTTCCACAGGATCGATATTCCAGATGCTTCGTTCTGGTTGGATGAACCCAAGACACTTGCGTGAATAGGAATTGGCTATCTGGATAGATGGTGCAACAAATTGATTGTTGCACCATATCCCCTTCCGCACTTTCACTTTCTTGAATTCTATTCCTGTTACTTGCTGCACTGCTTCGCTTCTAAAGCGGAGTAGTGCTTTATGTTGTTCTGCTGGCTGTTCTGCAATTTCAAACACCTCAGCATTCGGCCAAATATGCGCAGCAATCAGGCCGCTGAGCCCTGCTCCAATTATGTGCATTTTAATTAGTTCCTCTTGAGGTCTGTATGTAATTGTGCCCGAACTTTCCGAAAAAAGAAAGTCCTTTGAGAAAATATTTTTTTGGGGGAGAATTGCAAAATCTTTCTACAGGAGTACAAAATGAAAGAGCACTCTCCCTATCCCAAAGACATTCGTGAGAAGATGTCTGTGGCTCAAAAGAAGCGTATGTCTGATCCCAAGGTACGCGCAAAAATTTCCAAGCACATGAAGAAGCAATGGGCCAATCCGGAAACTCGTGAACAGCTGGTCGCTCGCGTTGGCAGGAAACGTAAACCACACCGCACAGCAGAAGCATTAAGGAAAGCAGCAATGCTCACCAGCAATGAATCTGTGCGTCGCAAACTGCTGGAAGAAGCCAAACAATACGATCTGCCGGAAGCAGCGTAATGATTGTCGGCGTTTATATCCATGCCAGGCCAAATGGCGAAGCATTCTATGTTGGCAAGGGTAGGCGCAGCCGTGCTTATTGCTTAAAGCCACGTAACCCACACCACGCGAATATCGTTAAGAAGTACGGCAAGGAAAACATTATCGTTGACTTCGCGCCTTGTGAATCGGAAGCGGCCGCGTTTGCATTGGAAATTGAATGGATCAAGATTTTGAGGTTGTTCGGCGCGAAGCTGACCAATATGACTGATGGCGGTGAAGGAGGATCGCCTTGCGAAGAAGTCAAGGAAAGATTAAGAGCAGCAGCCAAAGGAAATAAAAATATGCTTGGGCATATTCATTCCATAGAAACTAGAAACAGAATGAGCATTGCAGCAAAAGGGAAGTTTGTGTCTGAAGATACTCGAAGGAAAATTAGCGCAGCAATGACAGGCAGGAAGAAGAGCGAAGAGCACAAAGCCAACATAAGTGTAGCAAAACTCGGATTGGCATTTAGTGAAGAGCACAAAGCCAACATCAAAGCTGCCAGCATAAAGAGAATTTTAACACCAGAAGCAAAGGCAAATATGCTGGCTGGTTCAATGAGCTGTAAAGGCAAAAATCTAACAGAAGAACATAAGGCAAAAATAAGCGCGGCCCACAGAGCAAGGCGAACCAAATGAGAATATACGATTTCATGGAGATGCTGAATTCAAAATTGCGCGAGGATGAGCGAATTTTATTCACTGGATTCCCCGGTGATCCTTATGATAATGCGTCTTGGAAAATGAGTACGTATACATTGCGTACCCGGTTCTTTGCTGAGCACAACTTGTATGTTTGTGTTAGTTCAGTGACACAAAATGAGCGCGGAGAATGGAGGAGAAAAAAAGAAAATTGTTCGCGTGGCATTATGCTCATGATTGACGACTTGGGTGATGGTCTTGGTGCTAAAAATCCGATGTCGGTGATCGACGCTCTGCCTCCAACCTTGCTCGTCGAAACTTCCCCAGGCAATCACCAAGCCATTTATGTCTTCGATGAGCCAATTGCTGATATAGAACTGTTCGAAGGGCTCATCAACGGATTCATCGACAAGAGTTTTCTTGACGGCAAGGACCCAGGGATGCGAGGTGTCAATCGGGTCGCGCGATTGCCGCACGGCATAAATGGCAAGAAGAAATATAGAGCGGAAGGAAAGGACTGGATTGTGAAGGCTGTAAGTTACAGCCCTCAACATCAGCACACACCCCAGCAGATCATCGATGCTTTCGGATTGACCATCGTGAAGAAGCACAGGTGGCACGGCACACCACAAGCATTCGACGATGGAAAACAGAAAATGGAAATCTTCCGCGTTGTTTATGGTTTCCTTTTAAAGCATGGAATGCTTAAAAAGGAAACGCCCGACTTAGGTGGAAAAATCCCGATGACCTGCCCGTGGGTGGACGATCACACCGACAGCGCCGATAGCGGCACGTATCTCGCGGTGCCTTCTGAAGAAAACGGATATTGTGGCAGCTTCGTCTGCTATCATAGTTCGACCCACAACGACCAAACTGGCTGGAAGATGTTGTTAAAATGGGCCATTGAGAATTCAGAGGATGTCAAGCTCTTGTTAGATAGACAAGAACTTGACATAGCAGGCCTTCTTGACGAGGCTAACAAAAATGCTTAAGAGGAGCACAAAATGTTTCTTGATGATATTGAAAAAGAATATGATGAGAAAGATAAGCGCAAAAAATACAACCTTGATGATTTTGTATATGACGCACGAGATGAACGATACTGGGACTTAGCGAACCTCACAGACTACAGCAACATTTCAATAAATGCCCTCATACCAAAAAACGAATGGGCCACAGAAGATTTACCAGGCCGCAACGGCTCTGTCAGAACGGTATCAATAAAACCTAGTAGCAGCCTAGCACGCATTGAACATGGAACTGTCGTTGAATGTACAACGTGGTGGCCAGGCATGCCGCGCATCATTAAGAACATATTAGTCACCACCGAAGGCGATTGCCCGGCTCCAGGCGTCCGTATGCTTAATATCTATCAAGCCCCGACCCACAATACACAAGGCAATTCCGCGATGGCCGCGCTGTGGGTAGAGCATGTGCGAAAGCTATGGCCGGACGATGCTGAGGTGCTTTTGGATTACTTCGCCCATACCATACAACACCCAGAGGAGAAGATCAACTTCGGAATTGTGATGCTTGGTGAGCAGGGGATTGGGAAGGATTCTGCTTTGGAGCCTGTGAGGTTCGCTATTGGCGAACGCAATTGTGCTGAAATTTCCCCGGACGATTTGTTCAGTCAATATAACCAATATGTGAGTAGCATCCTCGTGGTCGTGAATGAGGCGCGGCCTGTGATGGAAGATTTCAAGGCTACTGACTTGTATGAGAGACTGAAAATGTTTACTGCCGCGCCGCCGAATTGGATCACGATGAATGGCAAATACCAGCGTAAGCGTACAGTGCGCAACCTTATGCGCATAATCATCACCACCAATGATCCTCTGGCTTTGTATGTTCCTGAGAATGATCGCCGCCTGCATTTCGCCAATAGCAGAGTTAAACAAAAATGGGCAGGCGATGATTATTTTACTCAGCTGCATAATTATTACGAAGCTGGAGGATATGCACACATCTATGCATATTTGTTACAACGTGACATCAGCAAGTTCAACCCGAAGGTGAAACCTGAATCCAACACCACCCACAAGTCCATTGTTGCTTCTTGGAATTCTCCAATTCACGATCCTTTGTCGGATGTGCTTGATGATCTTGGATGGCCGATTGTGTTCTTTGGCAATGAGTTGCTGACCTCTGAAGTTGCTTCGTTTGATAACAAGGATGAGGTCAAACTGTTGCTCAAGTCAAGCCGCAAGCTGGCCAGCATTATGAACCGTCATGGTTATGAAATGGTCCAATCTCCAGATCGGCAAAGCGGCTGGCGGTGGCAGATGGGCAAGAAATTTAGGGCGCGGGTGGCATTTGTTCGGCGGGATTTTGAGGGCAATGTCGGGCTTCAGATCGACCTTCGTGGGAAGGAAATTGCGTCTGATGGGAGGGCTGCTAGGCCGAAAGTGGTCTGGCTGAAGCCCGAGAAGTGATGGAATCTCGGGCTTTTCACAAACTGGCCGGGGAGCCGCGCGGATATTGGATCTGTGTGTTTTTTGGTTGGATTAAAAGCCCGAAAAGCCCGTTCCGTCTAAACGTTCATGAAAATCAATTTTTTTACTGATTTTACTAAACATTGCAAAACGACGGGCTTTTCGGGCTCTCGGGCTTTTTTTTGGCCTCACCTGAAAACCTGCGGCTGTTGACTTTTTTTTGGAACTGGCGCATAAACGCGCGAAGGCTTGGTAATCATTTCTCTTGGGGTTGCTTCAACTATGGCAGGCGGTGCACCAATCGGAAACAAGAACAGCGCGAAGGCGAGGCCTTGGGCAGAGGCAATTCGCAAGGCGCTGATCCGGTATGATGAGACTGGGAATAAAAATGCGCTTGATCTGCTGGCTGCCAAAGTTGTCAATGCAGCAGTTGAGAAATGCGATTGGGACGCCATTCACGAAATCGCAAACCGCATGGATGGGAAACCGCGTCAGCAGATGGAGCTGTCAGGCGAAGATGGCGACACCATCAAACTCGAATTTGTTACAGACGCAGCACAATCAGCGCGGCGCAAGTTGGCCAAGATGTTAGCCAAGGCAGTGATGGATGGTGATGATAAGGAAACATGATGCCTTCGTCAACAGATCAAAAATATTTTGGCAAAGCATCCATCGGGTCGCTGCCAAAGCATCTGCTGACGAAACTTCTTGAGTCGCTGAGTGATGAAGAAGCTTGCGCACTCCATTATGAATGGGAAGCATGGGCACGATCAGCGCAGCTACCGCCATCTGGCAACTGGAGCTTCTGGGTTGTGTTGGCTGGTCGCGGATTCGGAAAGACCCGCACAGGAGCAGAATGGGTCAGAGGCAAAGTCGAATCAGGGCAGGCAGGACGGTTTGCCTTTGTTGCTAAAGACCCTGGCGAAGCGCGAGACGTTATGATTGAAGGCGAGAGTGGCATACTTGAGATAAGCCCGCCATGGTTCCGCCCGAAGTACGAACCATCCAAGAAAAGACTTACATGGCCAAACGGAGCCATTGCCACCGTCTACTCCAGCGAAGACCCGGAAGAGTTGCGCGGTCCACAACACGACGCAGCGTGGGTCGATGAGTTGTTCAAGTATCGCAATCAAGAAGACCTTTGGGACCAACTAGGTTACGGTCTGCGTCTCGGCGACAACCCGCAAGTCTGCATCACCAGCACGCCACGTCCAACGAAAACGATGATGCTCATTCTCAAGGACCCAATGACCATCGCCACAGGCGGTTCAACTTATGAGAATCTGCAAAACCTTTCCCCAATCTACAAAGCGATCATCCGCCGTCACGAAGGCACGCGCCTTGGTCGGCAGGAGCTGAACGCAGAGATACTTGACGACATCCCTGGTGCGCTGTGGACATACGGAATGATCGACAAATTGCGCCTCAGCGCTGTACCCTGCGAGCTGTCGCGCGTTGTCGTCGCCATCGACCCGGCAGTGACGTCGAATGAGGACAGCGCAGACACAGGCATCATCGTAGCAGGCAAAGGCGTCGATGGGCATGGCTATGTGCTGACGGACGCCACAGTGAGTGAGACCCCTGAGAAGTGGGCAAGACGCGCCATCGAGCGTCTTGAGTTTTACAGCGGTGATCGAATCATTGCGGAGGTGAACAATGGTGGCGACTTGGTTGAATCGGTTCTGCGCAGCGTTGATCGCAGCGTGCCTTATCGCGCTGTTCATGCCTCTCGCGGCAAACGTACAAGGGCAGAGCCAATCAGCGCACTTTACGAACAGGGACTCATCCATCATGTTGGAAGTTTCCCCGAACTCGAAGATCAGATGTGCACATACGATCCTCTCAATAGCAAGGAATCACCAGACAGAATGGATGCACTTGTATGGGCCTTCACAGACCTGTTCAACAGAGGTGCGGTTGACCTGAGCGAATCTGAGTTTGGTGAGACGATGCTGACCAGCGCCGAGTTGAAGACGGAAACTGCGCGCGCAGAATATGACGATGATGAATTTGGAATACTGGATAGCTCAAGGGGATGGCTGTGATTAAGCACGAGCACATCGCCTCATTCCGCATAACCAGCATCAATGACAGAAGCGCGGTGGTGGAGACTGTCTTGTTGATTGGTGCTGACGCGTGTAAGACATTTCGTATGCGGTTGCTGGTTGGAGAAAGCATCAATCTGAGTTTCGATGCCACACTGTCAGGAGACAAGGTGTTGAAGATCGAGCCAGAGACCAGGAGAGAACTGATGAGGATGTTAAAGGCATGAAGCTGATCGACAACATCGTCCAGTTGTTCGCTCACAAGGAGCCTGCCAAGCCTGAGATGGGCGAGGCAGCGTTCGCCAATCCTTACCACCTGTTTGGCGGCAAGCCGTTCACCGAGTACAACCCATCTGTGCTGATCTCGCGCAGAGGTCTCACGATTATCGACGACATGCGCCGTGATGACCAGATCAAGGCGGCGATGAGCTTCAAGAAGCATACTGTGATGGCTGGCGGTTGGGACATCGTATCACCTGAAGGCTCGAAAGAGCGCGGCCCTGAGGAGTTGGTCGAGAAGCGTCTCAAGGAGATTCAGGGCGGTCTTGAGAATGTGATCCTGAACGTGCTCACCGCGTTGGACTATGGGTACTCCATCACTGAGCGTGTGTGGGTTGATGAAGAGGGTGCGAAGCTGTCAGCGCTGAAGACGCGCAGGCCGCACGAGATGGAATTTGTCAGCGATACCTTCGGCAACCTCACCGGCCTGCTGCAGAATTCGCGTGAACTGCCCATCGACAAGTTCATCATCTATTCTTACTCGTCTGAGTTCTCCAACCACTACGGCTGCTCTGACCTTGAGGCTGCCTACCGTGCTTGGTGGACGAAGGACAATGCGTACAAATGGAT